GCCAGAATAAAGAGGTAATTGACTAATTTTCGTATTTGCCATTTTAATTTTTTTTAATTTTGTATGTTTATATCGTCTCCGCCTTCTGTTTGTATAAAGTCGGTGTTTTCGGCTTGTAGTTTATATTGAGTAACACCAAATACTGCCGCATTACCATAACTAACACTTAAATTAACAGTATATGTTTGTCCATAGGTATTATATGGTGATGATTGTTGAGTTATTAAATCATTTGTGTCTTGGAACACTAAAGTAGCCCCTGAATAAAATCTTGTTGTTGAACTCCATACTAAAGCACCAATAGAAGGACCAACAATGACTTGCATTTTATTAAATAAACCAAATCCATAGATATTACATAGTTCATAATCAGGGTCTATTGTAAAATCAAAAGTATATGAAACACCAGGTGCTGGTTGTTGTATTGGTATTAAAGTTGATAAAGTATCAGCACTATAGATTGTATTTAAACTATATGGATTACCACTATAAGTTATTGTAAATGTTCCACCTGAAATAATATCAACACCACAAAGTTGACTTGATACAACACCCGCAGTTGAATATACCGCTGGACTACTTGGAGTTGGAGTATTTGTAGGTGTCTGTGTTGGTGTTTTTGTATTTGTAGGTGTTTGTGTTGGTGTCCTTGTTATAGTTGGAGTATTGGTTGGTGTGCCTGTATTTGTAGGAGTATTTGTAGGTGTCTGTGTATTTGTAGGAGTATTTGTAGGTGTGCCTGTATTAGTAGGTGTATTTGTAGGAGTAATTGAAGGTGTTGGAGTAGGTGTAACAGGTACAGGAGTAGGCGTAGGTGTAATTCCACCATCAGGTTGAAAGAATTGAACAATATCATCTATCGCTCGTTGTTCTCCAAGATAGTCACTAAACTTTTTCCTATAAAATACTTGTGGCATGAATCTGTTTTACTTGTTTTATGTATTCATTTATATCAACATCACAATTGGTTGGAAATATAAACTCTTTTAATCTTGTTATTCTTTTATTGTCCTTATGATATATTACATTCAAGGTTAAAACACAAGTCATTAGATTTAGTTTTACACTTTCAATATCGTATGAGTCAAATGCTATTCCTTCAATTAAATACATTATTAAAAGTATGTTAATCTTAAATAACCTCTTGCTCCTGTTCCACCGCTTGAGTTTATACCAGAATTGGTATTTCCTCCTGAAGCACCACCTGAACTGGTTAATCCTGGATTTCCATTAGCAAGACCAGTTGCGGCAGTTCCTCCATTTCCTCCTTCAGGATTTCCTGTTCCACCTAAACCACGAGTAGAATTAACAGCATCACCTCCATTAGTTGAATTACCTGCTCCTCCACCACCAGCACCTGAACCTCCAACATTATAACCTAATGATGTTCCACCATTTCCTCCACGATATAATAATTCTCCTATAGAAGAAGCGATTGAACCAACCCCTCCCACACCAACGGATAAATTGGCGTTTGCGTTTCCTCCACCTTGACCTCCTTGAGCATAAACTGTTGATACATTACTAAACCAAGTTGGATTACCTAATGTCCCATTACCACATCCAACCGTATCACCACCAGGTCCTCCAGTTCCAACTGTGATAGTATAAGTTCCACCAGGACTAACACTAACAACTTTTTTGGCATAAGAACCACCTGCACCACCACCACCAGCAGCACCATTACCACAAGCAGAACCTCCACCACCTCCACCACCCCAACATTCAACAGTAACTGAACTTACTCCTGATGGAGCAGTCCAAGTAGTTGATGAAGTGAAATTAACAATAGTCGGAATTGGAGTTGCTGTAGGTGTAGGTGTAGATGTATTTGTTGGAGTTGTTGTTGGATTAGGAGTCCCTGTAGGAGTCCCTGTAGGCGTCCCTGTATTTGTCGGTGTATTCGTTGGGTTTGGTGTCCCCGTTGGAGTATTTGATGGGGTCCCTGTATTTGTCGGTGTATTCGTTGGGGTTGTTGTTGGGTTTGGTGTCCCCGTTGGAGTATTTGATGGGGTCCCTGTATTTGTCGGTGTATTCGTTGGGGTTGTTGTTGGGTTTGGTGTTGGTGTAACCGCAGCACCTGATGAAGGTTGTGGAACATTCATAACCGCAGCCCATACTTGTCTTGGCTGTTTTGAACCTTTTGGATACATCATATCGTTGATGTTCGGTTGTCTTCTATACGGATTTGGTGGCATCTATGATAAATATACTTGGCTTTAAGATAAAAGGGGAGCGTTTAACTCCCCTATAATTATCTTGTTTTTTTTAAGATTGGAATGTGAAACCACCCGCAGTAAATACTGCTGCGATAGTTGTTGTGATATCAACCTCTCTGATTGAGGTAGGTTCACCACCAGTCATAGTAAGAGCAGTTGCTCCGTTCAAGTCGGTGTAAGCCTGTCCTGTATTCAACGAACCAGCAGTAACTAAACCACCATTATCCAAGAATACCAACCAGTATCTGTTGTTGTTATCTTCAATCAAAGCGTAGATTTCATTCTGTGATACTAAATCTACGAAAGTATCTCTTAAGTTGGTATTCAACTTTGGTAAGTTTACCACAATTTCAGGTTGGAAAGTTACAGATTGAGATGTAGTGTTTACACCTAAAGTTTCACTTAAAGAACCTGACTGTTTTGGTAATTCAAACTTGAACCAAGTACCAGTACCACTAATTGCACTAACCTGTGAGTTAGTTACAGTATAACCAGTAATTTGATTACCTACTCCACCTAAAATCCACATGGTTTTGATACCACCTGTTGATGAGGTTCTACAATCTAATGTATAACCTGTACTAATATAACATGCTGCCATAATTTCTATTTCTTTTTAAGTTAATAGTTTATGGATTAAGATTTACAAACGCAGAAAGACGCTACATCAAATATTCCTAATCCGTAAGTTACGTGTGCGTTAATCTTAACGATGTCCTCAAATGGGTCATAGATAGATTTGATTGTCTGCATTTCAGCATTCATTCCGACCATGTAGTAAGAAGCAGCACCTGCGTAATATGCATTAACACCATCCAAACCTACAGTTGGGATAACTTTAACGTTTGAACCTGGTAACATAAGTGACCAATCTTCACCAGTTGTAGAACCTGCAGTATCCATAGTAAACAAGTTCACGAATGAGTTGTTTCTCATAGATGCAACCAAACCTCTGTAGTTAGAGTATGATGTGAAAATCACCAAGTCATCCATGTGCAATACGTTTGCAGGGATGTTTTGGTAGATAGTTGTGAATACATCAAGTCCATTAGATGGAGTAGCCGCTGAGTAAGCGATTTGAGTTGCACCATTACCTGAAGTAATCAACTGACCAACACCTGCGAAACATGCAGAACCATAAGTTCCACCGCTTGTAGTTGTGTTCTGCCAAAGTTGTTTTTCAACTTGGTTAGCAATTCTGTTTGAAATATCCGTCAAGATAACCTCTTCAAATGGAACTGTCTCGTGGAAGTTTGCATTTGATAAAGATTGAGACAAATATGTATCATACAAAGAGTATGGACATAAAGTTTGATTTAATTTCTTATTACACAAGTCCACAGTAACCAATGATTGTGTAGTTGTACCTGATGGGTCAAATCCACAACTCAAGTCCTGAAGATAGATGTCGTTTGTTACGAAACCTACTTTTTCAGTAGTACCCTTCAAGTTCGCTCTGATAGATGCGTACTTTGGTAAGGTCAATCCCAAGATTGCTTTAATCAACATGTCTGAACCATAACTGTTGTAAGTTGGTAAAGCCGTCAAATCATAAGCAAATGATAATTTTTTCTTATTGTTTTCCATTATTTTAATTTATTTTTTTAGTTGATTTTTAATCAAGTTTAATCTGTAATCCGCAAAAGATTCAGTGTAGGTTTTTACCTCCTCAACTGATTTTCTTTCTGGTAATTTTTTAAACGATTCAAAATCGGTTTTTAATGAGTTGAACTCTGTCTTAAACTTTCCGTTCATAGAACCAACCAGTTCAAGTAGGTTGTTTAATGATAATTTAATATCTTCAATGTCTTTAGAGAAATCAGCACTCATAGTTTCAGGTTTCATCATACCTTCAACATTTTCACGTTGAATGATTTTACCATCTAATACTTGTATTCTGATTTTGTTCTCATTTCCACTTGTATCTTTCAATACCACTTGGTGTTCGCCATTAGGTGCTGGTTCTTTACTACCATCATCCTTAACCAAAAATACATCTTCACCAACATCAAAAGTGCTTGATTCAAGGAGTTGTCCTTGAGAGTCTCTTGCTTCGGTGTAGTTCATATCTTTACTTGCTTCTTGTTCTACCTCTGCGTCTGTTGATTTGTCTTCAGAAGTGATAGCGATGATAGTTGATTCAGTATCAACTGAAACTACCATACCATCTCTTGTTGTGTGACTACCTTCAGGTGCTGGTACAAGTGTGGATTCTTTGACTACATAAAGAGTTTGACCTACTTGAAAATCCTCTTCCATGTTGTTGGTAACCTCTGTAGTTCCATCAACAAGAAAAGTAGAATTGAAGGTCTCTTTCTTAAATTGTAATCCTAACATTTTTCTGATATTATTGATTGCTGTTGTTGCATCCATAATCTTTTTTAATCTGTTATTTGTTTAATAATGTTTATGATTTCATCTAATAAATATTCATCAGTTTTTAGGCGTGAAAAGTTCATTAAGAAATTACCCTCTACAGAGAATCCTTTTACCTTGCCTGTCTTGATGTAGTTATGCCAGATGTTATCGCCTTCAGGTGTATCTAATACCTTAAATCCACCCATCCAAGTCCCATCAGGTATATCACCCCTGCTGAAACCTAATTGGTATGCCTTATCAGATTCACCAGATACTAACCAACTTTCCACCATCACAACCGAATCAATCTTTTCTTCAGTATGTTCATAGTTTGTTTGGTCTAATCTTTTTTCAATCATATAAAGGTTTTGTATTTTCTCTATAACAGATGGGGTGAACTTAACAAAGTATTTCTCATTTGTATCTTCATCCAATCTTGGTATAAGAATATTTGGTATCATAAGTGGTGAGTATACCATCCTCTTTTCATCATCAACAGAGAACTCCTGTTTGGACATATTCTGTTGAGATATAATATACGCTACCTCACTCTTTCTTTTTGTCTCTGGTGAGTAATATCCATTATTTGGTAATGTCTTTGGAGCCATACCTGCAGTACCTTCAGCCATGCCTTGGTCTGATATTACATCACCTTGAACAATATACTTTCTCCAAGCGTGAACACAATTTGGACCACCCTTGTATAACCATTTTGAGTAAGGTTGTCTTTCGTGTCCAAACTCTGTATTTGTATCTCTTAATAAATCTATTTCAACCCTTCTAAAGTATCTGTTCTCAATAGACATACAGAAATCTCTATCAGGTGCTCCTGATAAAACCCTCTCATACTTAAAGTAGTTTGTTGGGTTTTTATGGTTTCTTCTTTTTATATCTGCTTCTGTTGCTCCTCTCATAGAACCAACAACTGCCTCAAATTGTTCGTAGTCATTATCCTTTAAGAACTTTAACAATTTAACAACCTCTTTTTCTTCTTCACTATAATGTGAGAATAATAATATATTTTCTTCACCAACAGATAAGATATCCACATTATCAGCAATAACATCTAACATCTTTTCAGGGTGAACCTCACACCCCATATACACCTCATTACCATCTTCATCAGTATGGGTGTGGTGTCCTGAACATCCATGTTTTTCTTGTCCGTAAAGTTCCGCTTCTTCAGGTGATGTAAATACTGGTTCCCCA